ATGAAGGAACTGCGGGACCAAGCGTGGGACATCGCCACGGAAATCCGCAAGGACCCCAACGGGAAAATCTACGCGGTCTACACGCTGGGTGAACCGAAGTCCGTCCTGCCGCCCCGCTACCAAGGGTCGTCCGCTCTGGTGCCAGCATGATCGACCTCGGCGAACACCTCTTCCACCTTCTCATGGTGTCGCTCCTCATCGGGCTGCTGGGTCTAGTGTGGTGGGGCATGGCCTACTGTGCCCTCGAAGCCATCCGGCATCTGCGCGACATAGGCCGCTCATGATCTGGGTCACCCTCTACCTCTACGTCATGGGCACCATCAACGTCTTCGCCAGCGCCACCCTCTTGGCGATGGTCATGAAGCAGAAGCCGGTCTTCCGCTGGCGCTACCTGATCTGGCCTGTCTCCCAGCCGGTCATCGCCATCTACCGGCGCATCACTCGCCACTAACCCCTCGCCCCTGCACCTCACCGTGCTGGGGCTTTTTGTCCGTTCATCCTCAAGGAACCCCTCACATGCATGATCAAGACAACGACAGCACCCTCATCTCCAAGGGTCCCTGCGACGAGTGTGGTTCCTCTGATGGCAACTGCTCCTACTCGGATGGACATTCCTTCTGCTTCGTCTGTCGCCACTTCACCCCGGCCCCCGGCGATGATGATGGTGAGGACAGCGCACCCCGCGCACCGCAACCCCGCGCCCCCCGGTCCCTCCTTCAGGGCACCTTCATGGCCCTCGCCAAGCGCAAGCTGACGGAAGAAACGCTGCGCCGGTACAACTACCAGATCGGCCAGTTCAACGGGCAGCCCTGCCAGATCGCCACCTACACCGATTGGGCTGGCAACCCCGTGGCCCAGAAGCTGCGGTTCGCCGACAAGAAGGCGGGGATGCCGTGGCTCGGGGACAACAAGTCCGTCGCCCTCTTCGGTGCCAGCCTCTACGGCAAGGGGAAGCGCATCGTTATAACCGAGGGTGAGATCGACGCCATGTCCGTGTCGCAGGCGCAGGGCAACAAGTGGCCCGCCGTGTCCTTGATCAACGGGGCCAGCGGTGCGCGCAAGGACATCGCCGCGTCCCTCGAATACCTCGCCAACTTCGACGAGGTCGTCCTCATGTTCGACATGGACGAGCCGGGTCGCAAGGCCGCAGAGGAAGCCTCGGAAGTCCTGACCGGCCACAAGGTGTTCATCGCCGCGTTGCCCCTCAAGGACGCCAACGAGTGCCTCGTCGATGGCCGCACCGATGCCATCATCAGCGCGATCTGGAATGCCAAGCCGTACATGCCCGCCTCGGTGCTGTGTGGTGAGGACATCTGGACCCGTCTGAAAAATCGGCCGACCGTCACATCCATCCCGTTCCCCGACTGGATGCCTGAGATGAACCGCAAGGTACTCGGCATTCGCCTCGGTGAGCTGGACACATGGACGAGCGGCTCGGGCATGGGCAAGACCACCATGATCAAGCAGTTGCAGCGTCACATCTTCAAGACGACCGACTACAACCAAGCCATCATCCACCTCGAAGAACCCCTTGAGGACACTGCGGAAAGCCTGATCGGCGTTCACATCGAGCGCCGCTTGGACCTCCCGCATGTCCGCGCAGAGGTGACTGAAGAGGAACTGAGGGTGGCCTTCGAGGACCTCTTCCTGTCGCAGGACGAGCAGGGCAACCACCGGGTCTACCTCCACGACGCCTTCGGTTCGATGGGGTCGGACGAGAACCTGATGAACCGCATCCGGTATTATGCCCACGCCCACAACTGCAAGGTCATCTGGATCGACCACCTCTCCATCCTCGTCTCCGACATGGGCGAGAACGGGGACGAGCGCCGCCGCATCGACGCCCTGATGCACAGCCTCAAGACGCTCACGGTCGAACTCGGCATCTACATCGGCCTCATCTCCCATCTCAAGAAAGCTGACGGCAAGGTGTCCTTCGAGGAAGGGGCAGTGCCATCTCTCGATGACCTCCGGGGTTCCGGTGGCATCAAGCAACTCTCCAACTCCGTCTACGCCATGTCTCGCAACCAGCAGGCCGAGACGGAAATGGAGCGCAACACCGTGCAGGTCCACGTCCTCAAGTCCCGCAAGACGGGGGACACCGGGCCTGCAGACTTCATCTTCTTCAACAAGCTGACCGGGACATTCCAACCCGGCACCGACCCGAAAGCCTTTGCGCCCATCCCTGACGACGAGTTCGAGGGGGAGGCCAAGCCTTTCGTGTCCGACTTCTAGTCACTGGCACTTCAGCGAAAGGCCCCTCTCCCATGCGGAACCGCTTTGTCTACGACGTCGAAACCGACGGCTTCCTTGACGTTCTCACAGTCATCCACTCGCTTGTGATGTGGGACATCGACGCCCAGGAACTCCTGTCCTACCGCAATGACGGTAACCCGGACAACATCGCGGCCCTTGAGGCGGCGGTGCGGGTTCTCGATCAGGCGGACCTCCGGGTCGCCCACAACGGCATCGCCTTCGACGAACCCGCCCTCGCCAAGGTCTACCCCTTCTTCAGGACCAACCGCGAGGGGGTCGTGTTCGACACGCTCGTTGCCTGCCGTCTCGTCTGGCCGAACATCGCCGACAGCGACAAGGGCCGCGTCCAGCGAGGGACCCTGCCGGGGAAACTCATCGGGTCCCAGTCCTTGGAAGCATGGGGCTGCCGCCTCGGGTCTTGGAAGGGGGACTACGCGAAGAAGCGTGAGGCCATGCTGAAGGCCATCAACCCCGACTACACAGCGGAGGAGCTTGCCACCTTCGTCTGGGGGACGTGGAACGAGGAGATGCAAACCTACTGTGATCAGGACGTGCGGGTGAACGCCACCCTCTACGGCCACATCCAGAAGAAGCAGTACCCGCAGCGGGCCTTCGATGACGAGATGGACATGGCTGGCCTGTGCCAGCGCATCGAGGCCAACGGGTTCCCGTTCAACGAGGCCAAGGCTGGGGCGCTGTATGGCACCCTCGCTGGCACCCGCACGCGCCTTGAGGAGCAACTGAAGGTGACCTTCGGGTCGTGGGTTGAGGCCGCTGGTGCTGCCAAGACGCCGACCGTAAGCAACACCGCGCAGGGTTACTGGGGTGAGACAAAGTGGATCTTCCTCGACGACGAGACCGAACTGGGACCGGACGACTTCACGCCGAAGGGGCTGCCGAAAGGTGCCGCGAAGGACCGTGGGGTGCGCCGGGTCTTCACCGGGTACAGCTACACCCCGATCAAGATCATCGAGTTCAACCCCACCTCTAGGTTCCACATTGCAAACCGACTGACCAAGCTCTTCGGCTGGGAGCCAGAGGAGTTCACCCAGTCCGGGGAACCGAAGCTCGACGAGACTGTCCTCGAAGGGATGCCCTATCCCGAGACGAAGCTACTCGTTGAGTACTTCACCGTCACCAAGCGCATCGGCCAGATCGCGGAGGGCAAGAACGCATGGCTCAAGCTTGCCCGCAATGGCAGGGTCCACGGTCGCTACAACACCGTGGGTGCAGTCACCCGTCGCATGACCCACTCCACCCCCAACATCGGCCAAGTGCCCGGTGTCCGCAGCCCCTACGGTAAAGAGTGTCGTGAGTTGTTTGGTGCGCCGCAGGGCTGGTGGCAGATCGGGTCGGACCTCTCGGGTATAGAACTCCGCGCCCTCGCGCACTTCCTGTCCCGGTGGGACAACGGGGACTACGTCAGGGTCGTCACGGAGGGGGATGTCCATACCACCAACCAACTGGCCGCAGGCCTCCCCACCCGCGATAGTGCAAAGGTCTTCATCTACGCGCTGGCATATGGTGCCGGGAGTGAGAAGCTCGGCTCGATCATCGGGGGCAATGCCGCTGAAGGCGACCGCCTGAAGAAGCAGTTCATGGCTGGGCTGCCCGCTTTCGGTAGCCTTACGACAGCAGTGAAGACAAAGGCCAAGGCGCACAAGAGCCTTGCTGCACTGGACGGCGCACCCCTCCACGTCCGCTCCGACCACGCTGCCCTCAACACCCTACTACAATCGGCGGGCGCTTTGATTGCGAAGCACTGGGCAGTCACCCTTGAGCGGCTCCTGATCGAGCGGGGATACAAGCATGGCTGGGATGGCGACTTCGCCTTCATGGCCCATGTTCACGATGAAGTCCAACTCGCAGCCCGCACGCGGGAAATAGCGGAAGAGATCGGCGCGCTATCCCGCACCGCGATCAAGATCACCGAGCAGTATTATCAGATCAGATGTCCGTTGGATGTCGATTTCAAGATTGGCCGCAACTGGGCCGACTGCCACTAACCCCAAGGAAACACTATGGAAAACCCCGAACCTGCCCCTTCCGGGGGGCGGGCCTGT